TGCAACTGTAACAGCATCATTTGCCTATCACGCTTGGATAAATTATATTGCGAATCTTTGTATCCTTCCCAGGGAGGAGCACTATTAAAGTCAATGGGTTCTTCATCAAATAGCCACCGAAAATACACTTCCTGACTGCGGAAAGAGTTTACACCTTGGCCAATGCGTATAACATTGTTGTCTGCATGTGAAGCAAAACCGTCAGCAAAGTCTTCGGCAATACAACTGCCCACCCATAATATCTTATCTCCTTTGTTGAAGAAGTCTGTGTTAAATGTGTGGAACCAAGACCAATCTAGAAACTCCTCATGCCGTTCAAATGATTCTGTTGGTGTAGTGATCAGTTCGCCTGGTCTAGCATTTGCTGCCTCCATTTGAAGTCGGAAGTTACCAAAGATGCTTTTAGTTGAATCGTACTCTAGTATGTGTTTGTTAATAATGTTTGCCATATTACTACTTATGATTCTTAATGTGCCGTCAAAAAAAATCCCCGCATAAAGCGAGGATTCTTTGTGTTTGGTTTAACTTAGAAGCTGACGTTGCTGATCACATGACCTGCGATGTCACCGTTTGCTAAGTTGTCTGCGCCTTCAACGATCATGTTAACTGTGTCGCCTGATACTTCACCAACCTTTAAAACTGAAAGGTTTAAGTTTTGTACTGTGCTAACTAATGCTGTTAACTGTGTGCCAGAAATGTTACCTGACTGCTGTTGGAAAGACTTTAAAAATACGTCCTTACCAATGAACTCGCCTGCGGCAGCTGATCTTCTATCTACTTGTGCCATTTTACTCTCCTAAAATATATTCGAGGATGGTACCTCTATGCGTTTATTTATCTTCTTTTATCCAAAAGGGTCCAGTTTGCTACTGCGTCTTTGTGCGCCTTGATTGATTCCGCCCCATTTTTGAGCCTTTTCTTTGCCTTTTTGCACTATTTTACCTATTCTGGTAATTGGTGATGCAGTTGGACCACCCTTGAATGCATTCTGGTTGCCTATTTGTGCACCTCTGCTTCTTTTTACCTCTGGTTCTTTTGGTGCAGATTTCTGTGGAGCAGGCGTGGATTTAGGCGCAGATTTCTGTTGTTTGCTTTGTCTACGTTCTACTTCACGCTCGATTGCCTTATCAATTGCTGTATCCTGATCCCAATTGACATCGGGCAACATCATCATTGCTTTTGCATCGGTTGCAATTTTATTAGCATCTATGCCTCTGTATTCGGGTCTAGCATATTTTCCCACAACTATTTTTCCGTTGATACGCTGAAATAATTTTTCCCCTACTTCGGTTACCCAATCAAACTCATTCTCTGATATGATTTCGTCTATTCTCATTTTTTCTTCCTACCTGCGGCCCAGTAACCTGCAACCGCTCCTATACCGGCAGCCGCCGTGGGCGACACAGCAGGCTTGCTAACTTTCTTTGCTTGTTGCACCACAGGACTGTACTTACGCACACGAGTCATTGGCTCCAGTGCTGTTAACACTTCGTTACCTCTGCCTGTGCCTGCGCCCATACGTCTTAGCTCTAATGTGATCTGTGCAATCATTGTGCTCTTTTCTGCTTGGCGCATGCTTCTCCACATGCCTGCTTGTCTACGCCATCTACGATATCTGTTGTCAGACACTTTTAATTGTGTTTCTAATCTATAAAAATATGTGTTAGCATAACTAGGGCCAACATCATCTGATATCAGTCTACGCAAAAATTCAATATGCTTGCGATCCTGAAAGCGACATGTTTCCAAAAACTTTTTGCTGGTGATAGCATCTTTCATTCTAGCATGGTCGTTGTCTGGGTACTTCACTTGATATGCCAGCATGTACATGTCTGTGGCAAATGTTCTAAACAGTGTGTAGCCGCCAAAGCTCACAGTGTTCTTAGCATACTTGTGTGCCCAATCTTTGCTGTTGTCCTCTTGGTACAGTATGTATGTTACCAGTGTGTTCAAGAACAACATGTCAGCAATGTCTTTTCCTGACAGTGTGTTAAAACTGCGTGTGGTTCTAAACAGTCTGGCCTCACAAAGCTCTTTGTTGATCAGTTCCAGTTCCATTATCTCTTCACCGCCCTGTTAGCCGCAGTGAATGTTGCACGTGGCACTAACTTGATGTCGCCTTGCGGATGTGCTAGTACATAACCTTCGCCGCCTGCACCAAAACCGTCAATACTTTGTTTAACAGTACTACCATGTGAATCAAACTGCGAGATCACTTTGTCTTTGATCTGCAAGACTGCTGTGTATGTTTTCCATAACGCTTTCCATGCTTCCTTGTGTTGTGAAACATATTCTGCTATACGCTGTTTTTTAACTTGACTGATACCGTTCTTATTTTCTAACCAATCAAAAAAGTCTGCGCCTATTTTAGTCAGGCCTGTGTCTACTTTGTTGTTGGTGTAATTATAAAGTATCTTAGGAAAATCTTTCATTTTCATTGATGACAGTGTAACACTATCTAACAGCTCATCAATTTTTCCTGCATTTTGCTTGACCACTGTTTCTAATTTTTCTACAGCAGGTGATATCTTTGTTGCAGGCTTCTCCACAGAAATAGGGGGCACAACTAACACATTGTCGCCGGTGAACATGTCAATATCTCCTAACGGCTTTTCTTCACCGTCAAAGTCTACTTGTCTATGTATCACGATACCTGCATTACTAGCACCTATGCGCTTGCCTAAATCACTTTCTACATCAACTGCATAAGTCACAATGTTTGGTTGAAACACATAGTTGCCCTTGACCTGCTTGGGTGTTTGGGAATATAGTAAATCACCTTTGAAATATCCTCGATGATCTTGCGGTACAATCAATTCAAACTGATTGTATAAATCTGCCATGGTGTTAGAGAATTCAATTTGTTTTGGGTCGTTACGTTTCGTACCGCCACTGCGGTTCAAAAACATTTGGCGAACTTCTTCTGCACTGGTTGTTTTGCCATTGTAACCAGTAGCACTAAAACCGCTTTTGTCTGTGAATACAAAATCACCGTTTTCGTTGCGTCCAAATATCACTGCTGGGGAGCCATCCCACTTGATTGTCACATCCTTGTGGCCGCTCTTTTCCAAATTTTTAAGACTGTCCAGCACACGAAATACACCTGCTGATCCTTCTTTGTAGATAATATCTTCAGCATGATCAATGCGGGCTTCTGCTTCCATTAGCATTTTTATTTCACGAAATCTCACCAGCCTAACCTCTTCATGTAATCAACACTTTCATTGGCTAACAAATCTTCTGGTACGCCAATGTCCTGCACTTGTTTGTTGTCTGCAAAGCTCTGCAATATCTTGTTTACTGTGACTTCACTGTAGTTCTTTTCAATAGCCGCTTTGAGACTTTCGTAACTGTTTAAATCTTTACCACTGTCTAGTCCTAGTGCTTGTGCAATAGCCTCAGGCTCACGTATAGGCTCTTGTAGCGCAGTATTCTTGTTCTGCTTGGTATAGCCTTCCCCTGACTTCTTTGGCACAGGTGTGCGCTTTACACGCACTAATCCATCTGTGGGACTCCAGAGCCAGCGTTCACTTTCCAGTGCTCTGCCATCCTCTGTTTCTTCTTCAGAATCTTTTCTGTCGTATAATGCCGCTATAGTAGCAATCATTATGTTGCGGAAAACACCCTTATACTTGCTTTCTGTTTCTGCAGGCGAATGGTAGTATGTTTTTAACCAACCCGGATCGCCTGGCATAAAGTCCAACTGCACAAATCCTGTGCGTGGACGGTCTGTTTGTTTGCTGGGATCATAGGCCGCTATCTTGATTTTGGTCATGATCACGGAACTCTTAGCCAGATCGTGTATCTCTGGCATGGTTTTTAATTTGTCTATGAACTGCGGAATCTGTTCTGGATCTATTTGCAGTGCAACATCAATGTCGCCGCTAAATGTGCGTTTGCCCACTGAACCCAACACATTGTTTTTTAAGTCTATGCCTAATTTCTTTTCCAGTGCATCCAGTGTGGGTTCTATTTCGTCAATGTGGATTGCACCAACGCCTGGCATAGCGCCGCCCTCTGCTAATACTCTGTACTGTTTTGAGAGCTCAAATAACTTCACTTAAACAGGTCTCCTTGTTGCGGTGCTGGCGGCTTTTGTTGCTGTTGTCCTTGCATGGCCGATAAACCTTTGCTGTGTGCGCTTGCAGCCTTGTCTAACGCATTTCCCTGTCCGGTTACGGCTCTACCTATACGACTCATCATGCCTTGTTTAGCATTGCCTGTGCCTTGTCCTTTAGCAGTCTTTTTGTATGCCGCTATTTCTTGCGGCGTAGGAATCTTTATCTGAGATGCATCTGCAATAGCCATGATAGCATTGTTGTCTAGTCCAGCATCCATTAGTATCTTAAAGATTGCCGCATTGTCTAACGGCTTGCCTGCAGATTGCCACATAGCACCTAACTGCTTGTAAGTGATTTTTTGTCCTAGTTCTTTGCCTACTACTTTAGCGGCTGATTTTGCCTTTGCACCAACTACATTGGCTGCTTTTTGTGCACCACGCTTGATATCAGCCCAGCCTACCTCTTTAACTGTTTGTTGTTCCTCTTCAGTTAAAACGATACCGGATAAAACTTTTAAATATATGTTGTTGTAGTTATTCATATTAAAAATCCTGCCACATTGACGGCTGACGGCGTAGAAATTCTTCACGCTCTTCGGGGCTCATGGCATCAAGTTTTGCTTGATATTCGGCTTCATACTCTGCTTGCAGTTGAGCTTCAAGTGCATTATTTTCTGCAACGCCTGATACATTCTGTGTTAACCATTCGCTTACACGACCGTCCTGCATTCTCATCATTGGTTCAGGCTGTATTGATCCGTAGAATCTTCGGAATGCCACCTCTTCGTCTGGTGTCATCACAATGTTGCCACGATAAATGCTACCATCCCAGTTAGCGTCAAAGTTATCCGGGTATTCGCCTGTTATATTAATCATGTCAGCTAGCTTTTGTTTCATTTCGGGCGACCAGGCATCAGCTTGAGCAGCCATCTGATCAATCAATGACTGTGCATGCTGTAGTCTATACTCCTCAACAGTATCAGGAAGGGATGCAAGGATTTCTTCTGCCTCT